ATTCTGGATATACACCTGTCCAAATCCAACCCTCTGTTACTAAGTAAGTATGAGGCACTCCATCATCTAAATAGTCCTAAAACCATGCTTTAGCATTCATATCTACAAAACCATAAGGTCTTGTAGTATCTTCTATTCGAAGCTCACCGCCAGCGATTTCAATCCTACGATTGTGTTCTTCAAAATCGCCAGTTTGTTCATTATAAAATCCAACAATAGGACTACCTGGCAAAGTATTGGCAAGCTCTTTAGCCATAGCCTTTGTAATTACACTACCATTACGATTGGGAGTATTACCTACATAGCAAACTTTAATTTTACAATGTGAAACAAAAGGATTCATTGGAACAATGTCAATCAATTCACAAGGTTGGTTCATAATAATACTTGTATGTTTTGCCATTGTCTTTCCTCCTATTACTTCATAGACTCTTTATTCTTAATTGTTTTATCACTTAATTCGCCCTCTTCTTTGGCAGGACGACCACTTGTACCAGAAGAAGTAGTACCACTAGAATTACCACCTGTGTTACCACCAGTTTGTGCTAGTCCCTTACCAGAGCCTAAAGATGTTAAATCTTGTGAACTCATTACAGAAGACATAAGTGGTGGTATCATAATTTCTGATAAATGCATTACGTCATTTTCAAATAGAACAGTATTAAGGATAAAGCTCTAAGATTGTCCAAGAGCAATCTGAGGCAACATTTTGGAAAAGCCAAGCTGTGTTTGCTCTTTATATAATTTAGATAGAGCCTAATAATTATACTATGTTGTATGAAGCATATAAAAACGGAAATTCCACTTTTTCTTATTCTCTGATAAGGTTCGTGCAATCATATCAAATAAATTCTCAAATTGAAGAATTAGATCACGCATTGAACCTTCATCGGCAAGAATAGACTTCTCTAATGCTAAATTAGTATCAGTATTAAAAATATTCTTTGAAACACCAAAAGCGTTATATGCTGTGCGTTCAGCATTCTTTAAAGAATCATTATTTACTGTGCCAACTGCATCTGATACTTCAATAGAGTCAACATCAGCAAAAGTAGTTAATACATCAACACCAATTGAATTACGAAGCATTTCTACTGCATTGTTATGAATGTCTCTAGCTTCATCAACATCAAATATTAAATCACCATTTTTATCAAGTGGCAATTTCTGCACAATAATTTTTAATAACTATTGTAATTGTCTCTTTCTATCAATACCTTGAGTAACATCTAAATCAATTAAAGTTGGAATGGCATTAACAAAAAGAGGTAGTCCACGCAGACCCATTAAACCAAATTTAAAAGCTAGTCCAGGGTCTAGCAAATACCATGAACCCCAAGTAATTTGTGGGTCAAGTGGTTCGGGATAATTGGGAGGGAGTTTATGCTATTTATAAAGTAAATAGCCCTTTTTAAACTCTGGTGGGAATAAATCTAATACCTACATACGATAACTTACTTCTGGAAATACAGTATCAAAAAAGGCCATATTAAATTCTATCGCAGGTACTCCTTTAATTTTAAAGCGTGAACGACACCATTTCCAAGGTAATTCTTGAATATAGAATCCTTCTGTCCCTTCGGCAATATATCCATAATAAACTCCATCACGAATAACTGCCAAAGCAAATTCACCGCAAATCTTTTTAATATGAGATGCATCCATAAAGTTTAAACCCTTTTGGAAGTCCGCAATAACCTTTTCCTCTTTATAGTTATCACTCAGTAGTTCTGGCACCATATACCAATCATAACGATACATTGTAGCAAAATAATTTACTATCTTTTGGTAGATACCATTTGTTTTATAAAAATATCTAGAAATTAAACGAAGTGTGGGCACGTCATTATCTATTAAAGCTTGAATAATAAACTCTTTATTTCTAAAACCACGTCGTTCTAACTTTTCATAATACTGTAAATCTAATAGGGCATCCGCATATTGTTTAGCGCCTATCTTTAATCTAGCATAGCTATCAGTAGGAGTACTAGTTGGCTTGACTAAATCAAATCCCTTTTTATGGATTTCTTGTTGTGCGTTAGTCACTTCTTAACCTCCTTAATAACCAGCTTTCTACATTATATAGTCATAAGATATTAAATTTTCTTCTGTATAGGGAATTTCAATTAGTTTAAAACCATGTAAAGCGCAAAATCTTCTTTTCTTATTATCATTATACTATTGTTGATAAAATCCTTTTTTACCACCAAATTTAGAAGAAGGTTCATAATGCTAACGGCCATTATATTCGATAATAAAATCTATTTTTCCATCATCATCAAATACAACAAAGTCAAAACGTAACGCACGTCCATTGGAACTGCGCAAATCTGGAAAGATATACTCTTCAGCAAACTTTAATCCAGCCTCTTCTAAAATTTCGTGTATTTTAATTTCTCCTCTACTTGCTTTCAATTATAAAACTTCCATTCCTTCGCATTAAATTTTTTCTTACGCTTTTTATTTTCTTCCTCTTGCTTTATATAGTATAAACCATATTCAAATGCAGAAAATTTATCTTTTCTTATACTTTTATTTGCTTGTTTGAGAATGATATTTAAACCTTCATTTTCTTCTCTAAGGTTCATCATCTCTTCCTTTAATATGGAAGTTAAATTAAATGGTTTTAAGTATTCTGCCCTTTTTTCAGGTGTCATTTTCTAACCGGCTTTAGTACCAAGCAATTTTGTTTTTGCCACTCGCTCATCTATAAGCATTTTTACCTTACCGGCATTCATCTAAGTTTGTGCATTAGCATGTGCTTCTGTATTAATAGGAGCATTAGCTTTCATAAGATACATCGCACCTTCTTCTGTATCCTATGTGCGGAATTTTTTATATTCATCAGCCGCATCATCTTGTGTACCACCATAAACACCAAAATCTGGATAATCAGCGCCAGTTAATGGGTCTGACTATGGTTTAACCATATAATCAATTAAACCAAGGCCAAGACCATTGGCGTCTATTACAATACGACGAGCTTTATATTTATAATATAATCTTTTTAGTTTTACTGCCTAATCTTCAAAATGCTAATCATTCATTGTATAAATATTGACCAAAGTTTTAATGGCTGGACCGGCAGTTTGTGGTGCAACTTTAAATACACAAACTACAGAATCGCAACCCTTTCGACCAACGTCTACAGAAAGTATATAATAACTACGAACTGAAGAACGTCCAGAATATTCATATTCTGGTTGATTTAAAACACGGTTTTTGTCAAATATTTCACCATTAAAGAAAGCATTCTCAGCAGTACCAGACCATTTACTTTCATACTCACGATCAAATGATGCTTCATTATAAGTACCATCTCGCTATAAGTCTTGCAAGAAACTGCGGTCTAATAACTTCATTAATACTGGTATTCGCCAAGTTCCTCCAAGGACTAAAGCTTTTTCTGGTTCGGTAATCATCCAAACCAAGAACTGAATTAATTTATCGTAAGCAAATGTGCCCTTCCATCCGGCAGTAGTAACAAAAATTTGAGATTTATTTAATGTTTCTTCGGGTTGCATTGTACCGTCCATACATAGACGCGCAACGTTCATTGTAGGAATAATTACTTCTGATAAAATTGTACCATCAACGCCTACACATTCTTCTACTAAACCACCATGACGACGTTTACCACGAGAGGTTTCTCTTGCGGCAATATTATCAAAGTAAGAGCCATTCTTAAACATATAAATACAATAGTCTTTACTTATTCTTGTTTTGCCGGGTCGATGGTCTAATTCACGGTCAAGCGCAGGCACTAAATTACAAAGTTCATCAACCTTTTCTTTTATGATACCCGCAGCCTGTTCTTTACCACCGGATGTAACGAATAGTTTGGCGCGAGGATATAAGATACAACGTATCATTAAAACTAAAACAGATAAGAAAGATTTTGAATAAGCACGCGGGAATACCATATAAACATATTTATAGCGAATTGCGGCACGAAGAAATACTCTTTGATAGAAATAGAAGTGAAGTCCATCTTCTGGAATTTCACCACTTTCTCCGGTCTGCAAAAAGTCAATAAACAAATCAGGGTATTCACGCCAAAAAGCTACATATTGACGAAGATAAGGAATTATAGGTTTTAATCGTTCTTCAGAAAGACCAATCTTTTTTTGCTTATTAGATAACTCTAATAAATCAGCTAATGCCATTATAGCATATCCTCATCATCAATTAAAGATTCTAAAAATTCCTCATCGTCTTGAGCGCCTTCATCAATATATTCTTTTAATTGAACAAAATCTTCATCATTTAAGAAAGCATTACTTTCTTCATCAAATAGCTCAGTTTCAAATGCATCATCATCACCAGCTGCATCAGCATCGCGCAATGCTTCTTTTTCTTTATCCACTTGAATTTGTTTAACAGCATTTTCTATAAGATTGCCAAGATTCATTTCTTCCATAACTAAAGTGCGAGTATATTTTTGCATATCTTGTAAACAACGGTCTACTTTATCATTAGGAGAATCTATATAAAAACGAGGTATAAATCCTTCCTTCTCGCACATAGCTACAAGTTCTGATACAGAGTCTACATATTCACCTTTTTCTGCTTTATTCTAAGCCGCAGTAAATTTACCAGACTTCATTAACATATCATACATCTTTAGCATTTTTTGAGCGCCATCAACATCACCCATATCAAGAAGCTAATTTGATTTTAAAGAAGTCTTACAAATCATTTTTAATGTATCAATATGTCCGGCAGATTGAATATCATAAGACTCACACATTTCATTATATAATTTTTCTAATTGAACCCATTCTTCTGGCTTATAAGCCTTTCCCCATTTCATGCGGAGATACAGTCTATCTTCATCGGTTAATGATTCTGTAATTGTTTTATCTTCTACACCGTTTATCTAATCAAAATAATCTTCGGGTTCTTTGGGTTCATCATCATAAACTGGAATTTCTACTTTTTCTGGAACTGCAACTGTCGCTTTTTCAATAGCCTATGCAATTTCTGCAGCATCATAGCCTTGACGCTTCATTGTCTATTCCATTTTACTATTGGCTAAGTCTTGTAAGAACTATGTATCTTTCCAACGAAAATCTTTATATTGCTTGAGTTTCATTTTAGAAAGATAACGACCAATAATTGTCATTCCTGTGACACTTGAACGGTCTTTAGCATAAGTTGCCATTAATTTATTCCATTCCTCTGGAATATATGGCACGTCACATTCTTGCAATATCCAAGTATAAGTATTTGGATCCCAGTTATCAACGTGCATTGTTAAGCACTCTTTACATTGATGTAATCTACCTTCAGGATATTTTTCTCTATTATTAGATTGATAAAAATTTCCTTCATCTTTAGTACGATTACATTTTTCACAATAAAATTGTTGTTTTGTAGCCATAATATTGCCTCCTCATTGACCTTCTATTTTTCTTTTAAATGACTTAATGACTTTTGCCCAAGGTCATTTCTTTTTGTTGCGGCAACATTTACAGATACTATAAAAGCCATCGCGGCTAGTTTTGTTCTTACTGAAATATTTATTATGCGCCAATTTGATTTCACCGCAGCGACTGCAACGTTTATAATGTCCTTTTTCTTCGGCAGTATAATACCAGTTAAGGAAATCGTCTTCTGCTTGTGAAGCAATAAGAGAAGGTATCTTTTTACGCCATAGACTTGAAATATATTCAATACTATGCTTAATACCAAATTCTTGTTGAAGGGCCATCTATATATCTAAATTTGGCACACCGTCTATTTTCATTTCTACTAATCGCTAATATAAAGGATAATTTTTTAAGGCTTTATCACAAGTGCATTCAAAGTCATAAATTAAATACCAAGTATCGCCTTCAAAATCTTCCCAACTATCTTGTTTTAATCGGGAATAATTACATAGGATAGCAGAGCATACTGCGGGATTCATTAAACTTACTCCAGAATAAACAATAGTTCCTTCATCATCGACATACGCTTCATCATTCAAAGGAATAATTGTTTTTGAGTGAGTTATTTTACTAAGAACTATTGGACGTCGATAAGCATTTTTAATAACATACTAATCTTTTCGCAACTCAATTAAAGTTGATTTAATTATATATGCATCTCGTCCTGTGGTAGTTTTTAGTTTTTCCTCCCACATTTGAATGGCTTCACGCAATTGTCGTAATAAAGGAATTTCTTCTAAATCTTTTTTTGTAATTGTTACTTTATGCTAAAATATTGTATTCTTATCATTTGTTATTAAATTATATATACCATCCTCGCCATTCTCAAATTGAGAGACTAGACCTTCAAAAGAAGTTTCTCTTTTATTGACAGTAGTTAAACGATTTTCAGTAAGGATTTTGCGTTCTTTACGTTCTTGTTTCTCCATACAAAGAATAAGATAGTCAGCTAAGACTTCTAAATATTTTTCATTAAGATTAGGATTTTCTTCTATAATCTTTTTGACTAACTCATTTCTTTCTTCTGGAGATTCAATCGTATAATCTAGCTTAATCAATAACATCAACCTCCATCATACTTACATTATAGCAAAAAAATTTTTTGTTGTCAAATTTAATTAAAATAAATTTTTCTTATAGATGGATTA